GAGATAACATATCCTAGAGCACCATCAATCGCTGATGCGTTCATGGCCTTATCGAACCACTTTAGAGTAGCACCAAAGCTTGAGCTTGAAGGTCCATTCATCGCAAAACGTTCAGCTATTTCCTTGTTCTTTGTCCAACTTGAAGGTCTATCCCAATCAAGATCAACGACCCTTCCACCCTTCCGAATTGACTGAAGGAACTTTAACCCGTTTCCCTTGGTGAGCGTTCCATCATATGCTTTATCCATCTTAAGAGAATGCTCTTTAAAGAGAACTCCTCTATAGAGCAGGATACGTTTATCAGGACGAAGGCTCGGGATCGACATCAATTCCTTCATCGCCCAAGGCGGCAGGTTAAAGTAGGTACCACTTGTGTTAAACCAGGTTCTTAGTTCACGCTTAAGATCTGTTGTCATTGAGCCTTTATCCACAAGAGAATGCTCTTTAAAGATGTCAGACACAAAAGATTTAAGCCATCGCAGCTCTTGCTCGTCAAGACCGCTACCCCGCATTGCTCGAAAACTTTTCAATTTCCATGCATCTAGCTCGCGCACGTTATTTCGCATTGCGATAAATGCGCGCACGTTCTCGTTATTAAAAAGGAAGTACTTGATGGTTGCTAGAAATGAATCTTTGTCTGAAATGTCATCCAGAGTAAGATCTTTTTTGAAAATGAGAGACGCAACTTTATCTTTCAGCATAGCCTTTTTAATATCGGGCAAGCTGAGAGAGGAAGCTTCTTGAAGCAGTTGAATTAGTGTCATAAATAGTTCTATCGGGTCGATGTTCGATAGAACTATTTATTGATTATGGTTCAAATAACAAGCTCTCAGATCATTAAATAAGATTGCGATTCACGAGACTGGAATCTCTAATCGCTCTAACACTTTCAAGGAGTATCAGCGTATGACTATTTATCCAAACTTTAAACCAACATTCATCTACATCAAACAACATTCAAAGACAGGACTTCTTTATTTTGGGAAGACTAGTCGTTCTTCATTTAGTTTCAGACCAGATAGTTATCTTGGGTCTGGAAAATATTGGAAATCTCATTTAAACACACATGGTAAACAATATGTTATTACGCTTTGGTACTGTCTCTTTACTGATAAGGAAGAACTTATAAAGTTTGCTCTTGCATTTTCAAAACAAGAAAACATTGTCAAATCTAGTGATTGGGCCAATCTAAAACCAGAAAATGGTCTCGATGGATCTTGGCCTGTAATTTTATTCAGTCCAGAAATGTGTGAAAGACGATCTTTAAAGATGACTGAAATGTGGAAGAATCCTGAATTTAGGAATAAGATTTTAAAGGCTAAAATGATAGCCGCCAAAGATCCGGTATCTCGTCAGAAGATTTCTAGAGCAAGTAAAAGAAATTCAGAAAACATTAGTAGAAAACAAAAATTTCAAGAATTAATGCAATCTGATAAAGTTAAATTAAAAAGAATAGAAAATTTAAAAATATCAAACCAATCACGTAAAAATATCAAGAGAGCAAAAGAAATAGATCAGGTTATTGCTAGTAACATAGATTTTTCACTGTCCGGGTGGACAGAAAAGATATCATATATTATAAAATCTCCAAACGTATATGGTTGGATGAAACAGAATATGCCTAGTATTTTTTATAATGTGTGTCACTTTAAAAAACCCAGGCTAATCAAGAAGCCATAAAGTTCGTTCAATCTCCACATGAGATTCAAAAACTGAGTCGATGATATCAGATATAATTGCCCAATCTCCACCTCCTAATCCCGCCCCAATAAGTGGATAATGAACAGGCAAATCAAATGCTATTGCTTGTGTCATTACTGTCGTTAGAGCTCGATGAATTGCTGGATAACTTACATATTTTTTATCATCTTTTCCATAATGGTTTTGGGTAAAGCAATTAGCAATTAGAAGTCCCGGGGCTGCATCATAGAAATTCACGCTGCCTAGAAGGGAATTTCTAGTTTTCATTTCATTACAATGAGTCAAATAACTTGAATAACAATCAGGCCATTTTGCACGAATTTCTTTAGCTATTCCACTACCCATTACGCCCTGGCAATTCACACCTTGTACAAGGATACCTCTTTTATTTTCTAACATGTTTCCAAATTTAACGCTCTTCATAGATTTTCTCCTTGCCCTGCATCTTAAGGCTCTCTTCGAACATTAGATGCTCTGCCGCCTTATTGATCATGTAGATTCTAAGCACCTGCTCAGGAATCCTTGATGGTAGAACTTGCTCTTCCCCGATGATAAATTTTATCAGCTTATCAAGCACTGAACAGTCATCATCAAGTATGATTGTTCCCCAGGGAACAATGTCGTGATTTACCGCTGTGCGAAGACTGGCCTTTGACTGTTTTACTGAAAAACCTATTTCTTGTGGGCAAGAATAAATCCAAAAGTTATAGGTCTTTTGCTCAATAGGACGAAGGAGAATAGACACCCCACCTTTTGGTAAGGGGACAAGTTCATGCTTTGTCTTATCATACCAGACCGGTCTAAAATGTCTGAAAATTTCAGTCATTAGTATCAGCTTTTTCAGCAAGCCGCTGAATTGCTGCCAGTCGCAGTGACTCTAAAACGGCTTCCTCAGTTAAAAGTGCCGATTGTTTATCTGCAACATCTTGAAGTTCCTGTAGTTCATGGTAGATTACTTCTTCAAGAAGTGTAAAGAATGGAAGATTTACTTCAAGGTTCTCAAAGTTAGGTACCGTCCCGCACACATCAGATGGACCAAATGGACTGCCGTTCCACATGATATCTATGTCCAGCAGTCTATGCATCACTGAAATAACACCACCTTCGGGCGTTATATTGACCTTTATCGTTCCATATGTCCCTAAAATTAGAGGCTCATCGATATTTTTGCCGAGATTTAAAAGCCAAGTTGTTACCTTTTTAGGTATAGAACGAAGCAGTTCCGCAGAAAATTCTGTTTTTGGGTGATATTTTTTCATGATCTTCCTTATACAAGTTCATTAATCCAAAATATATTTGGGAAATTCTTACTATTAGCACGATAATATAATGTTCCAGCGTAAACACCAAGTGCCTCTGAAGCAGTTCTAGTACTAGAATAAATGGTTCCATCTATTGAAATATACTTAGCATTTGCGGGTCGTTTACCTCTAAAATGGTCCCCAATTTTTTTCTTAGTTTCATCACTATGTGTTCGTCCAAAAAAGGAATTCTTTTCCCCTGTTCTATTCTTTGCAATATCAGATAATTTTTTTCGATGTTCATCTGATTTCTTTATACCTTTAGTAGCTCCATGCCCATGGAGCTTTTTAAATGTCTTGTGGCCTTCACTAATAAGGCCACAAGATTTAGGAGAATGTTTCTTCCCAAACATACCATTTCGTTCACCAAAGAATGTAATATTTGCTCGTTCTTCTTCAGACATCGAAGCTCGCCATTTCTTAGTACCTTCTCTAATTTTTTCAATTATAATCTCTATTAGGGTGATCAGATAAAGTATCACCGAATGAAGCATTAGCTATATTATAGCCTGATTTTTTAGAATCTAAAAGCACTATCCAATAGTCTTCTAATGCTTTTATTTCTTCAACATATGGATAGTACTGAATTATTTCAAATACAAATTTCTCTCCACCATATTTTTCAAAAGCTCGACTAAGTTTTATATTAACATGCTTTTTATTTGTTAACTTTTGAAAATGTTGACATTTACGTCTTGTAAAATTTATAGTACTCCCAACATAAACTTTATTGTTTACGAGATTTCTAATTATGTAGATTCCGGAATTCATGATAAGTCTTTAATTTAAGCTGTGACTTATTTTATAGGACTTGCATTTAAACAGCCATTTTAAAATCAATTGGACCATGTGATTGATAATCAATTAATTTAATGTCATCCATAGTAAAATCGTCTATGTTCATAATATCCGGATTCAACCATAATTTTGGTGCTTGGAAAGGTACTCTTTTTAATTGTTCTCTTACTCCATCTATATGATTTTGATAGATGTGAGTATCTCCCATCATCATGGTAAGTTTTCCAGGTGTTAAATTAGTAACCAGTGCAATCATGTGAACTAACAAAGCATAAGATGCAATATTAAATGGTAATCCTAAAGCACTATCTACAGATCTCATATAAACGGAACAGTCCAACTTCTTATCATTATGAACATAGAACTGCGCAAACATGTGACATGGGGGCAGCGCCATCTGATTCATTTCACCAACATTAAACGCGGTAAGAACCATACGTCTATCAGTTGGATTGTTCTTTATCTTGTTAATGATTTCAGCAAGCTGATCAATTTCTGTAACTTGGACCTTTGCGTTGATGTGCGTCGTGCTTGCTCCTCCATGTGACACAGATTGATCACCATCTATGGTAACTTCTGCGTGCCGCCAGTGACGCCACTGAACCCCATAGACTCGACCAAGGTCACCATCATAAGCGGCCTTACATTTCCAGTAAGGTGCTTGGGCGTTTGCCGTCCATATTGTTGTGCGCTCTGGATCACGGGTGCCATAGGTTATTTCAGCAAGGCGACGCTCATCTTGGCTGCCCTCAATAAAGAATAGGAGTTCACCCACGATAGGTTTAAAGAAAACCTTCTTGGACGTTATGAGTGGAAAGTCTCCATTTGAAAGATCAAATGAGATTTGTTTGCCAAAGAGGGAGATTGTGCCAGTGCCCGTACGATCTTCACGAGTCTCACCTGTCAAGAGCACCTCATTGACCAAATCAAGGTATGCGTTTTCTATCATTTGGTTCCTATGTAGTATTGTGTTTTAGGGTCGAAAGATTTTCCATCCCATTCAATGAATTTTACTTCCCAATTTTTATATTTCTTTGGAACGTACGCTTTGATTCTAACTGGACCCACTACTATAAGATGTTTGATCGCATCATTATCAATGATGACCTGTTCTAAATCTTGAAGCATTGGCCCAATGAGTTGAAGATCCTTAGTTAGATCTTCGGTCGCTTCTTCAAGCGCTTGAATAGTTGCGTGGTGTGTCATGATAGGAGTTGGATTTTATTGAGAAGCCGTTGAGGGCACTCTTTATTTATTTCAGACGTGTTCAAGAATTTTCTGCCCTCAAGTTCATCTATGATCAGAGAAATTATTTCGAGGGCGGCATCATGATGAATGGTTGATAAACTGTGATCCCTGTTACCCGCAACGTTCAGAACTTCGATCTGATTGTCAATGATAAACTGCACGGCACTTTCGATAACATCCACATGTTTTTTAACAGGGAGCTTTATCACAAACATCTTTTTCTCAAGTGAGTGAGCGCAAGAGATTGTAAGAGCAGTTCCTGGTGATCTAAGACTTGTCGCAATGATGAGCGTAGCGTCTGATGATAGAACGTTTTTCCATGTTCTGGACGCGTACCCAGCGTTGTAGTCTTCATTGAGATGAAATGTTGAGTGCAAATCTGGGGTAATGCCTCTTACCGTTATAAAGTTCTTTGGTGCCCAACCGCCAGTCCTAACATTTTTGCCAAGGGCAGCGACGAGCGCACCTCGATCAGTACCAAATTGACCACCACTTATGATGATCCTTAGACCAGAATATTTATCTTCCACCAGTCGCCTCTCTAAATTTTATTATTTCTTCCTTAGAAATATCCTTCAAGGGTTTGATTTCCGGAATTGCTCTTAGCAAGCAATCACCACGCCACGCACTTCCTTGATGAGACCAATACCCTCTACCCCGCACCCTTAAAATTTTATTAGCTTGCAGTCCTGGAGGAATATTCACTTGAATTTCACCACCGTCAATCATTTCAACAATGACGGTACCGCCCAACATCATGGTGATTGGGGAAATTCTCAGATCGTTTATGATATCACCGGCTTCTTCTGGTGAAGTAGTGCCCCAACTTATTCTAAATGTTGAAACTATCTTAATGAAGACCTTATAAATTTCATCATCCGTTTCGAACGTCGTTACGCTCTTATCCTCGCTTGCACCTGCAGGTATCTTAACCGATGTCGGGTGACCGGAGATTGAATTTGGATTCGGGACTGCGATTGTTTTATTACATCCACTAAACGCTTCCCGTATGGTTAATTTTATCGTGGCGTGCAGAGTTTTCTTACGTCCAAAATACTTATTATCATAGCTTGATTTGAAACTTGATCCCCAAGACCCAATCATGTCTTCATTGATGTCCTCTATTGGCGGACGATCTCCACGGTGAAAATTTTGGCGCTTGAAGAAGTTATTTAGATCTTCATTGTAGGTCTTATCAGCGCTTGAAAAGATGTCATCAGCCCACTCATCAGCGATAGGCGGTTCTTTAGGAATTTCGTCTGGGATACCGAGCTCAAGATGTTCAAATGCGGCCTTAGCCTCCTTGAACGCTTCAGCGTCACCCCCTCTATCTGGGTGATGCTTCATTGAGGCGCGCCGATAGGCCTTCTTTATTTCTTCTGGTGAAGATCTTGGTGATGTTCCAAGAATTTCATGTGCCTTTAGATTGTTCATTTTGAGCCTAGTTTAGAGGATGATCTATTTACTCGGCTGGAGTCTCTCCTTGATCAGACTTCATTAGGGTTTCTGAGCGCATTTCATCCATCGCTGTTTTGAACTCCACCCACTCTCTAAGTGAGATATCTTCAACCTTTTGAATTCGCGGAACAACTCTAAGAAAGCAATCACCACGACTCTCGCGCTTATTGCTCTTCCAATATCCTCGATCCTTGAGCTTTAGAAGTTTGTTTGCCTCCATACCGGCAGGAATCCTAACATCGATAAGCCCGCCATCAACTGTGTTTACCTTCTCCCATCCACCGGTGATCATCTTAAACGGTGAAACGAGAAGCTCCTTCTCAATATTACCAATTTGATCAAGCTGCCGTGCAGCGCCGGGATTAAAAAAGACAGTCTTGTATTCTGAAACTATCTTCGCGTTCAAACGATAAACGTGTTCATCCTTCTCGAAGATATTCACGCACTCACCATCATAAACTGCAGGAGGAATTGTGACAGGTAATACCTGTCCTCCAGTAATTCCGCGAAGTGCAACGTTCTTCACGCAACCAGAAAATGCTTCTTCAAGGGTGATATCTACCTGAGCGATGAAAACTTTTTGAGAGTTGGGAGGTCTAAAGGCATTTTCCCACGCTTGCGCGGTTCTTTGCATGTTCTTAACGAGATCAGCAAAGTCAGTTCCACCGGAACTGAAAATATTTTCAGATTCTTTACCACCACTTTCAAGAAACTCAAAGGCTTCTTTTATCTCTTTAAATTTCTCAGCATCACCGCCTCTATCTGGGTGGTGCTTCATTGAAGCACGTCTGTAGGCCTTCTTTATTTCTTCTGGTGAAGTTGCAGAGTTAACTCCAAGAAGCTCAAATGCCTTTTTTCTATTCATGTGCTCTTCCGAGAAAGTTTGAGACAATA